GTGCAAGCGTGGAGTGGCTCGATAAGAACCGCGATGTGTTTGCTGTATTGCAGAGTGATGAATCGGCAGGATCTGGCCCTTCAGCGTTGGAAACAGCCATGAAGGACAAGATCTCGCTTGAATTACCTGTAGTACCGGTATCCTCGGAAGAGCTGATTGCTGGTGAAGCAACCTCTCAACATGACCAAGCTATCGAACTGACGCGCGAAATTGTAGGAATCAATTCTTCCCATACGACTTCCCAAATTTCATCTCCATCAGGATTGGTAGAAGCTATCGATTTGTCCGTTATTCGTGGTATTCCATTTAATAGTGCCGATTATATCCCCGGCATAAAATTACCTGATTATGTAAATCGGTGGCAGTTGATTCCTGCCACTGGAACGTCTGAAAATTTGTATATTCCTAGTTTTAATGATAGAATTAAGTATTTTCAACAACTTTTCACTTTCTACCACGCTTGTGTGATTTGGAAACTTGTTTCTAAACCACCTCTTTTTCAATCCCAACGATTCTGGGTCGGATTTAATCCTTCTGTGAATGGTAATTATTCTACGGTTGTCAATGATAACGATCTTGCCGGCTTTGAGTGGAACCCTTCCGAGAATAATGAGATCTATGTAGTTACACCATGGTCATCGATTAACTACATGGATCCCTTTTCCTCGAACGTGTTGGGACAACTATTGATCACGGACCGTACCGATTTAGTGACTGAAGAAGGATTACCTTCTCCTTTACCTATTTCAGTGTATTGCGCTCCGTGTAAAATGGATCTCTTCCTCCCGAAGCCCGTGACCTTCATTCCTCCTGTATCCGGTGAATATTACTCTACCACAATTTCAGTGGGAACCATTCCTATTCCAATAACTGGCTCTCCTACCTTTGCTCCTTTGAGCATTAATTTGCAAACTGGTGAGACGCTCGATGATGATGACGGTACTTTGGTATCTTCTTATCCCGACTTATCATTAGTATCTCGTAAGGTGAATGGTAGTTTAGTCACTGATTCA